CCTCTGGACCGGCCGCGAGCTGCACTCGCTCCACGACACGATCCGCCGCAACCTGGCAAAGCGAAAGGCCGCGGAGCCGTGGTCCCTCGAGGTCTCCACGATGTACGCGATGGGCGAGGGTTCAGTCGCCGAGGGTTCGCACAAGTTCGCCGAGGCCGTGCGCGAGGGGAAGATCGGCGGGAACGGCCTTCTCTTTGACCACCGGCAGGGGCCCGAGGGCTTCGACTACTCCGACGACGATCAGCTTCGCGCCGCGCTGGTAGACGCCTACGGCGACGCCTCCGAGTGGATGGACCTCGACCGCATGGTCTCCGAGGCCCGCGACCCGGCATCGCGCGAGGCCGACTTCCGGCGGTACTTCCTGAACCAGCCGACGCGGCCGGCCGACTCGTGGATCAGCGGCGACACCTGGCACGCGCTCATGGTCCCCGAGCTCACCTGCCCCGAGGGCTCCGAGGTATGGATCGGCGTCGACCTCTCGCTAAAGCACGACTCCACGGCGGTCTCGTGGGCGTGGATCGCCGAGGATGGGCGCGTCGGCGTCAAGTGCCACGTCATCTCCCCGCGCGAGAACGCAATCGCGCACGAGTACCACCCCGGGGGTATCGACCTGCTCCGCGTCGAGGAGCTCATCATCGACCTCTCGAAGCGCTACCACGTCCGCGCGGTGGTCTATGACCCGCGCTTTATGGAGCGCTCCGCGCAGGTGCTCTCGGAGGAGCACGGCCTCACGGTCGCGCCCATAAACCAGAGCTCCGTCGTGATGCTCCGGGCTTATCAGTCCTGGTATCAGGCCGTCCAGGAGGGCCGCGTCGCGCACGACGGCGACCGGGTGCTCGAGAAGCACGTGACCTCCACGGCCGCGGTCGCTCAGGAGGGCGGCTGGAAGATTCGCAAGCTCCGGCAATCGCACCGGATCGACGCGCACGTCGCCGCCGTGATGGCCCACTCGCGCGCCGAGCACGACCGGACGCACGTCGAGGAGGCGAGCGTCTACGAAGATCGGGGGATTCTCACCCTATGACCATCTCAACCGTGCGCGACCTGCTCGTGCTGGGCGGCTTCGGCGCAATCGTCGCCGGGACCTGGCTCCTCGCGGGCCTCGGCGTCGCGCTCATCGTGCTCGGCGTGGTGCTCGCCGTCGCCGGCGCGGCCGCTGAGATCAGGGGCGGCGAATGATCCTCCGCCGCCTGCTCGGCTCCGACGAGAGCCGCGCCATCACCACGGACAAGGTATTCCCGAGGACCGCGATCGGCGCCCCGGGAGTGGCCGCCGGGATGCAGGTCACGCCCGAGGCCGCGCTCAACTACTCCGACGTCTGGGCGTGCGTTCGCATCCTGTCCGCTACCGCCGGGACGATCCCGCTTCAGGTGTTCCGCCGGCAGGAGGACGGCCGCGATCGGGTGCTCGACTCCATCGCCGCCCGCCTTCTCTCGCGCCCGGCGCCCTACATGACCCCGAGCACCTTCATCTCGGGCGTGGTGACGCAGCTCGCGCTCTACGGAAACGCCTTCGTCACGAAGTACCGCGACCCGGGCCGCCCGGTCTCATTCGTCGGCCTGATCCATCCCTCCCGCGTGCAGGTGAAGGTCGAGGCGGGCGAGCCGATGTTTCACATCTCCCCGGGCTCGGGCGGCCTCGGAGCCTCGGGCGAGTTCACCCGCCGCGACGTGATCCACGTCAAGACGTGGAGCCTCGACGGTATCGTCGGCCTCTCCCCGATCTCGTGCTCGCAGGCGATCGGCCTCGGCGCGCAGCTCCAACGCTACGGGGCGCAGTTCTTCGCCAACAGCGCCCACCCCTCGGGCGTGCTCCAGACTTCGCAGCGGCTCACCCCCGAGGCCGTGGACCGCCTAAAAGATTCGTGGTCCTCGAAGTTCCAGGGCGCCGAGAACGCCGCGAAGGTCGCCGTGCTCGAGGAGGGCCTCTCGTGGACGCCGATCACCCTCCCGCTTCACGATCAGGAGTTCCTCGCGCAGCGCCGCTACTCGGCACGAGAGATCGCCGCGATCTACGGCGTCCCGGGCCACCTCATCGGAGCCGAGACCGGCTCGAGTATGACGTACTCGAACGTCGAGCAGAGCACGCAGGCCTTCCTCGCTCACGCCTTGCAGCCGTACCTCAAGAGCATCGAGGAGGCCGTCGCGCAGGACGAGGACCTATTCCCCGTCGGCGGCCCGGACTACCCCGAGTTCATCCTCGACGCGATCCTCCGCCCGGACGCCCGGACGCGCGCGGAGGTCTATTCGACCGCCCTCGCCGGTGCGCCGTGGATGACGCCCTCCGAGGTCCGGCAGCGCGAGAACCTGGGACCGCTCCCCGACGAGATGGTGGTCCCCGGACCGCCCGAGCCCGACACCGCGGGGGCCGAGTGATGGCCGACCTCACGCCCACGGGCGAGATGCGCGAGGAGGCCGCGAAGGGCCTCCGCTGGTACGCCCAGGACCTCGCCGGCGATGGCGTGGTCGCCTCGACGCTCACGTGGGCGAGGCGCATCGCCGCCGGCGACGAGCTCACGCCCGAGCGGGTGGTGACGATTCGCGCATGGCACGCGCGGCACGCCGTCGACCTGGAGGCGCCCGCGAACGCGAACCCCGACGACCCGGGCTATCCGGGCCCCGGCCGAGTGGCATCGGCCCTGTGGGGCGGACCTCCTGCGGCCGAATGGGCCGAGCGGAAGGTCGCCGAGCTCGAGCGCGAGGCGGAGGACGAAGCGCGCGGGCGTTATGAATCCAACGAGGAGGAGTCGTTCACCATGCAGCGCCGGGACCTCTCCGGCCCGGGGTGGTCGCCTCGGCAGGCCGCCCTGTACGACGTGCTCGAGCAGGTCGCCGACGTATTCGGCCCGTTCGACCTGGGCACCGGGCCGGACGGTATTCACTACATCCCCGCGGGCGAAAACCCCTTCGCGGCCGAGGGCCTCAAGTGCTCCAACTGCGCGTTCTACCAGGGCGGCGGCGGGTGCGAGCTCGTGGGCGATGAGGTCCGCGTCGAGCCCGAGGCCGTGTGCAAGTTCTGGATCATTCCCGCCGAGCAGATCGCCGGCGCGGAGGATCAGGCCGCCCCGGCCGCCGAGATGGAGCAGACGGACGAGGCCCGTGAGCTCCCCGACGACTACCGGCTCGCGCTGGAGGACGACGTACCCGCCGGCCGCGCGTGCGGCAACTGCCGCTTCTACGACGAGAGCGATCGGCAGGACGACTCGGCGCGCTGCACGCGCTGGGCGGAGTACGTGCGCGGCGATCACTACTGCGACGCCTGGGCAGGGATGAGCGACGCCGACGCCGCCGGCTACGGCATGAAGGACGAGGAGGAGGAGCGTGCGCTCGTGACCGCCGCTCCCTTCGTCGGCCCCGCGCTCGTGGCGCTGATCGGACCCCCGGGCTCCGGAAAAAGCACGTGGGCCCGGGCGGAGCTCCCCGACGCCGAGCGCGTATCGCTAGAGGCGATTCGCAGCGACGCCGACGCCGACCGCGGGCAGGTGATCCGCGAGGCGATCTCGCGCACCTTTACCGTGCTCCGGGAGGGCCGCCTCGTAGTGTTCGACTCGACGCTCTCCTCGCCCGCGTTCCGTAGGCGCCTGCGGGGCATCGGCCGCCTGCTCGGCGTGCCGGTGCACGCGGTCGTTTTCCGGACGCCGCTCGAGAAGCTTCTCGCCGCCCAGGAAGGCCGCGAGGCCCCGGTGCCGGCCGAGCGCGTGCGCGAGATGTACGAGGAGTACCAGGCGCAGTATGCGGCGATCCCGGGCGAGGGATGGGCAAGCGTGAGCACCGTCTCGCGCGAGGGCTCGCAGGAGCGCACCCGCGCGGTGGAGTTCGCCGAGCTTCGCGCGCGGCTGGCGGGTGAGACCCGCTCCCTCGAGGTCGCCGTGACCGAGTGCCGCGCCATGCCCGAGGAGGGCGGCGGCTTCACCATCGAGGGGCACGCCGCGGTGTTCGACTCGGCCTCGTATCCCCTCCCGGACGGCCGCGGCGGGACGTTCGTCGAGCAGGTGAAGCGCGGCGCGTTTCGCTCATCACTCCAGAACCCCGAGGGCCCGACCGCCTTCCTGGTGAATCACGATCCGAACCTGCTCCTCGCATCCACCCACTCCGCGCCTCCGACGCTCGAGCTATGGGAGGACCCGAAGGGCCTCCGTCTGCGCGCCCGGGTGGCGCCGACGTCCTACGCCGAGGACCTGCGGGTCCTGATGGAGCGCGGCGACGTCGCGGGGATGAGCTTCGGATTCACGGTCGAGGCCGATCGCTGGTGGCAGGACGCCCAGGGGCGCACCCGCCGCGACATTCAGCGAATCGGCCGCCTGACCGACGTCTCGATCGTCACGGCCTCGCCGGCATACCCCGAGCCGAGTTCCGAGATCACAAGTCGCGGGGCCGACGTGCCCCACGAGGAGGCCACCGCCTCCGACCCGATGGGTGGCCTCCCGGCCGCAGCTTCGGCGAACACCCGCCGCCACCGCCTCCGCCTCATGGAGCTCGGAGCGGCTAACCCTAAAGCGAAGGAGAACGACTGATGGGCGACGTTTCCGCCATCACGCGCCTCCACGAGCGGGGGCACGCCCTGAAGGGCGAGATGCGCGAGCTTCTCGACCTGGCAGACGCCGAGGAGCGCAGCCTCACCGCCGAGGAGGAGCAGAAGTTCGACCGTATCGCGGTCGACGTGGACAAGATCACGCAGGAGATCGAGCGCCGCGAGCGCGTCTCGTCCCTGCCGTTCGACGAGGGCCTCATCCGTGAGGCGACCACCGTCGAGCACGCCGCAACCCCGGCCATGCCGGAGGCCCGCGACCTGACGGTCGGCGGCGAGGAGTACCGCTCGCAGTTCTGGGCGGCCATGCGTGGCGCGGATGCCTCGGAGTACCGCGACCTCACGACCTCGACCGGCGGCTCGCCCTACGGCGGCTACACGGTCCCGCAGGACTTCGACGCGCAGATGTACGAGTACGCCCGCTTCCAGGGCGCGATCTCGACGTTCGCAACCACCATCACCACCGAGGGCGGCGGGACCCTGATCGTCCCGACCGTGGGCTCGACCTACGGAACGGCCGACCTGACCTCGGAGGCTTCGGCCTACTCCGAGAGCGACGACGTTTTCGGGCAGGTTTCGCTCGGCGCGTACAAGCTGACCCGCCTCGTGCAGGTCTCGCAGGAGCTCCTCCAGGACACCGGCGTCGACCTCGAGGGTTTCCTCGCCCGCAGCCTCGGCGAGAGCCTCATCGCTAAGGAGGAGGGCTACTTCGCCACCGGCACCGGCTCCTCGCAGCCGGGCGGCCTCTCGGCCTCCTCGGCCGGCAAGACCGCGGCCTCGGCCTCGGCCATCACCGCCGACGAGCTGGTGGACCTGTACCACTCCGTCAGCCCGCCCTACCGCAGCCGTCCTAACTGCGTGTGGCTCGCCGCCGACAGCACCATCGCGGCGATCCGCAAGCTGAAGACCGGCGTCTCGGGCGACAATACGTACCTCTGGCAGCCGGGCCTCCTGGCCGGGCAGCCCGACACCCTGCTCGGCAAGCCGATCTACGCCCACCCGAACGTCGCCACGATCGCGGCCTCGGCGAAGGTCGTGCAGTTCGGCGACATGAGCGCCTTCTACATCCGCCGCGCCGGCGGGACCGTGATCCAGCGGCTCGATGAGCGCTACGCCGAGCTCGGCCTCGTGGGATTCATCGCCCACCGCCGCATCGACTCGGAGCTGGCGAACACCTCCGCCGTGAAGCACCTCGTCATGGCGGCCTCGTAGTACCGGAGCCGATAACGGTTCAGCGCGGGGCGGGCCTTCGGGTCCGCCCCGCGTCGTTTCGGGACTGACCGAGAGAGAGACGGAATGAAGATCACCATTACGCAAAGCTGCGCCGGGCAGTACGACGGCGCGACCTTCGCCTACCAGCCGGGCGAGACCGTGAGCGTCCCCGAAGGCCTGGGCGCCGACCTGATTCGCGCGGGCTATGCCGACAAGGCCGAGACCCGCAGCACCCCGAAGGCCGAGAAGCGCGTCCGCGCGCCGAAGGAGCAGAGGGCCTAGACCGTGGCCGCCGGCGACCTCACCACCCGCGCGGTCGTGCAGACCTTCCTCGAGAGCTCCGACACCTCGCGGAACGACGCGATCGACGCCGCCATCACGAACGCGAGCGCCGCGATCACGCGCTACACCGCCCGGGAGTTCACCGCGACCGCATCGGCGACCCGGACGATCGCGGTCGATCCCGGACGCACCCGCGGCCCCCTCGGCCCGTACCTGGTGGACCTCGCGCCGTATGACCTCCGCACCGTGACCACGGCGCATCTCCACTACGGCACCGCCGATCAGATCACGCTCACGAGCGCCGATTACCTGCTCCTGCCCGAGAACGGGACCGGGGGCACCTATACCGAGGTCCTGCTCCGCAAGAGCGCCGACGTGAAGGCGGGCGACCGCTTCGCCGACTTCGGCACGGCCTCGCTTCGTATCGCCGGCGCCTGGGGATTCGCAAGCGTGCCGACCGACGTCGCCTATGCCTGCGTGCTGACCGTGGCCGGATGGCTCCGCCGCGACGTGCCGGCGCTGGAGGCCGGGCTCGACGACCCGCGAATGGTGCTCCCGGATCAGCCGATGGGCCGCCGTATTCCCGGCGCCGCCCTCGCGCTCCTCGCGCCGTACCGGAGGATGCCGGTCTAGTGGCGACCTCGCGCCTCACCACGCTCAAGGCGAACCTCAAAACGATGCTCGAGGCGCAGGCGGGCCTGTCGGGCGTGCTGGTGTCCTACGGCTGGCCGAAGGACCCCCGCCGCGAGCTCATCGTGCTCGGCGACGCGGAGATCACCCAGCAGTACCGCGCGATCGGCGCGGCCGTGGGCGGGCTCTCGACCGCGAAGCGCGAGGAGATCGAGCTCACCCTGCTCGTGAGCGTGGTCGGCGAGACCACCGCGCAGCAGGCCACCACCGAGCGGGCGCTCACGCTCCTCGGGCACATCGAGACGGCGATCAGGACGGACCCCCGGGTCTCGGCCGCCGTGGAAGTCGCGCAGCTCTCGCGCTACCGCGTCGAGGAGCTCGTGAACGACACCGCGCGCGAAGCGCGGCTAACCGCCGTCGTATCCGCGACGGCCTACATCTAGGGAAAGGACCCGAGCCGTGGAGATCACCTACCAGGGCGAGCACTCAGGGGTATCGGTCGCCGTGGACGGTTCGACCTACTCCTTCCCCCGGGGCGTCCCCGTCGACGTCCCCGCCTCCGTCGCGCGCACGCTCGCGGAGGGCAACCCGACCATCTGGCGCACCACCGAGGCCGAGAAGCCGAAGAAGGCCGACAAGGCCGCGCCCATCTCTAAGGAGGCCTAGTGCCTGTCTCATCTCTGGCCTCGGGGCTCGGCAGCTCCGCGGGCTTCGGCGTCGAATCGACCTACGGAACGTCCGTCACGCCGACAAACTTCCTCGCCACTACCTCGCAGGGCCTCTCGCTCGACACCGAGCACATTATGAGCGAGGGCATCCGGAGCGGCCGCGCCGTTCAGGACGTAAACCGCCAAGTGGTGAACAAGAAGGGCGCCTCCGGCTCGATCGAGTTCGACGCCGAGGCGAACGGTATGGGCCTCCTGCTCCGGCACATGATCGGAGACGAGCGCGCCTACGGCACGACGAAGACGACCGTTAGCTCGGGCGTCTACTCGTACTCCTTCCGCCCCGGAACGCTGATGACCTCGAGCTCGCTCACGTGGCAGCTCGGGATCGCCGATCGCGGCGGCACCGTGCGGACCGCCAACGTCCCCGGCTCGGTTATCTCCGAGTGGGAGGTCTCGAACGAGATCGACGGCCTGCTTACGAGCTCCCTCACGATCGCCGGACGCGATTGGGTCCCGTCCTCCTCGGACCGTACCTCCGTCTCCTACGCGACCGGGACGGAGCTTTTCAGCTTCGCCGGCGGCGCCGTGACCGTGGGCGGGACCTCCGCCGAGGTCCGCAGCGTGTCGATCGCCTGTAATCACGGCCTCGACCTGGAGCGCTACCAGATCGCCTCGAGCACCCTTCGCTCGCAGCCGGTCCAGAACGCGCTCCGCGAGATCACCGGCTCGGTCGAGCTGGAGTTCGGAGCGGGCCCCGGCACCTGGGCGACCGACTCGCTGATGGACAAGTACCGCGCCGGGACCGTGGTCGCGCTGGTGGCGACCTGGACGGGCGGCACGGCGATCTCGGGCACCTACTACCCGTCGATCAGCTTCTCCCTGCCGAAGTGCCTCATCACGTCGGCGACGCCGACCGTGGAGGGCCCCGACATGGTGATGCAGACGGTCGAGTTCATGGCGCTCGAGGACAACGCGAACAGCGTCGAGCCCCTGACCGTCACCTACCAAAGCTCCGAGAACCTCTCGTAGCCGTGGCCGCCGGGACGATCCGCGTCGAGGGGCTGGACGCCCTGATACGCGACCTAAACCGTATGGACCGGGAGCTCGGGCGCGATGTTCAGCGCGAGCTCCAGGCCGCGGCGCGGATCGTCTCGGAGGACGCGAAAAGTCAGGTCCGACAGATGGGCCTCGATGGGACCGGGAACATGGAGCGATCCATCCGGCCCCGCGTTACCCGGCGCTCGACGGCGATCGTCGAGGCCCGGCGCAGTTACTACCGGCGGTACTACTACGCCCCGATCTATCACTTCGGAACCTTCGGGACGAAGCCGAAGCGGTCGGGCGTTCCTTTCATGTATCTGGCCCTCGAGCGTAAGCAGGGCGAGGTCGTGCGGCACCTGGACGAGATGCTCGGTCGTCTCGTCGCCGGCGGCCTCGGGGGGCGCTCGGGCCTCTAAGCAGGAGGCGGACACTATGGCGGCGGCGATGCTCGGCGAGCTCACCATCGACGGCAAGACATACGCGCTCGACGATCTCACGCTCGGCGAGCTGGAGGCCCTCGAGGATCACATGGGCCTACCGATCGGGCAGATCGACCTCAACAGCGCCCGCGCGATGCGGTTCCTCGTGTGGCTCCTGAAGCACCGGGAGAACCCGGCCTTCACGATGGAGCAGGCGGGCGACGTGAAGATCACCGACCTCATCCAGCCGGAGGACGACAACCCTCCCGCCGACGCGGGCGCCGAGGACGCGCCCGCGAACGACGCGACGGCAGGCTAAGGCCGCGCGACCTATGGCACCCGGTACTCGCCGAGCGCTTCGGAATACGGCCGTGGGAGATGGACCTGCTCACCCTGCGCGAGTGGGACGTGATCTCCGACTTCTTCCGCGACGAGGCACGAGAGGCGCGCAAGGCCGCGCGGAGGTCTAGGTAATGGCGGAACGCAAGCTCGAAGTACGCATCCTCGGCGATTCGCGCTCCCTGGAGCGTGCCTTCGGACGCTCATCGGCATCGGCGCGCAAGTTCGACCGGCAGATGGGAAGCGTCGGCCGGGCGACCGCCGGGCTCGCTAAGGGCTTCGCGGCCGCCGCCGCCGGGATCGGCGTCCTCGCCGTGGTGGGCGCCCGGGAGATGAGCGAGCAGGCGAAGGTATCCGCGCAGACCGCGACGGTCCTCCGGAACGTGGGCAAGCAGGCGGGCCTCACCACGAAGCAGGTCGAGGGCCTCGCCTCGGCCCTCCAGGCGAGCACCGGCGCCGCCGATGATGAGGTGCAGGCCGCCTCGAACGTGATTCTCCGGTTCGGCCTCATCACTAAAACCGGAAAGGCCGCCGAGGGGCAGCTGCGCGAGATGACCGCGACCGCGCTCGACCTGAGCGTGGCGACGGGGAAGGACCTCTCCGCCTCCGCCCAGGCCCTCGGCCGCGCCCTCGCCGATCCGACGAAGGCCTCGGGGGCGCTGCGCCGCGCCGGGATCATGCTCACGAGCGCGCAGAAGGATCAGATAAAGGCGATGGCCGAGGGCGGCAACGTCGCCGGCGCCCAGGCGAGGGTGCTCGACCTCGTGCAGTCCCGGGTAAAGGGCTCGGCCGAGGCCTTCGGAAACACCCTCCCCGGGCAAGTAGAGAGGGCGAAGCGATCCTTCGAGGACCTCGCCGAGAACACCCTCGCCGCCCTCGCGCCGGCGCTTGCGAAGCTGGCCCCGGTGCTCGTGAAGGCGATCCAGGGAATCGCGCCCGTGATCGCCCGCGTCGGGACCGTCATCGCCGACCTTGCGAATGAGCTCATAAATAACCCCGCCTTCCGCGAGTTCGCGGCGACCCTCCGGGACCTCGCCGTCCGGGGCGTGGAGGCCCTCGCCTCTGCCTTCCGCACTCTCGCGCCTGTCGTGATCGCGGTCCTCGCTCCGATCGCCGGGCTCGCCGCGGCCCTCACCCGCTCCCGCGTGGCGATGACGGTCCTCACCGCCGCCGTCGCGGCCTTCGTCGCGCTGAAGGCGACCGCCTACGTGACCGGGCTCGTCGCGTCGTTCCGGGCCCTCGCCATCACGCAGAGCGCCGCCTCCGGTATGCGGGCGCTCACGACCGCGACCGCCGCGCTCGCCTTCGGGTTCCGAGGCGTCTCCGCGCAGGCCGTGGGCCTCGCGCCCGGGCTCACCGCCGCCGCCGGCGGAGTGACCCGCGTCGGCGTCGCTGCGAACGCCGCGAAGGGCATCGTCCCCGGGCTCGGCCGCGCACTCTCGGGAGCCCTGGGAGGGCCTGTCGGGATCGCCGTCACCGCCACGGCCGCGCTCGCAACGGTTATCGGCGGCGACCTGATTCGCTCATTCACGAGCTCGAAGGACCCCGCGCAGCGCTACGCCGACGCGATGCGCGACGCCGCGGACGGCACGAAGGCCGCGAAGGACTCTCTCGAGGGCCTCGCTGACGCGCTCCTCGGCGGTGCCGATGCTCAGGACCGAACCCGGGAGGCTACCGCCGGCCGCGTGAAGGCCGAGCGCGAGCTTCGCACGCTCGAGGCCTCTGGAATCCGATCCGGCCCGCAGTATGAGGCCGCCGTGAAGAACGTCGCCACCGCCCGCCGCGAGGAAGCCCGGAGCACCCTCGCCGCACGTGACGCGACCGACCTCATGCAGCAAAAGCAGAACGAGGCCCGGGGCACGGTCGCCGGTCTCGTGCAGTCGCTCGGCACCGCCCGCTCTAACGCGATGGCGGGCGCGCAGGCCATCACCGGCTTCGGCCTGTCCAGCGGGCAGGCCCGCGGGCAGTACGCGCAGTTCTCCGCGGTGGCGAACGGAAAGATCATGGCCTCCGGCGAGCTGAAGAAGTTTCAGGATCAGGCCACGACGATGGCCGGGGTATTCCGGAACACCGGCACCCCGGCCGCGCTGAAGATCGCCGACGCGCTCGACAACGTAGGCAAGGCCCGCACGCCGGACGGCGTTTCGAAGTGGGCCGGGATTCTCGTCGGCCTCCTCGGCGGCTCGAAGCGCGAGGTCGAGGCCGCGAAGAAGGCGATGAACGCCGATCTCGGGAAGGTCGGCAACGTGCGCCCGTCCGGGACGTTCTTCTCGTCGCTCGCCGCTGACATCTCCTCCGCCATGAGCGGCCTCGAATCGCTCGCGCGCAGGATCGCCGACGTCGCGCGCAAGCGGGCGAAGGGCGGCAGGGAGAACGCCCGCGAGATGGCCGCGGGCTTCGGGCCTAACGCGATGAGCTTCTTCTACTCGCAGCGGCAGGCCGCCGCCGGCGCCGCCTCCGGACTCTCGGGCATGGCCCGCGAGGGATTCCTCCGCCGCGACCCCGAGGCGCAGAGGATCAACCAGCGCCGCAAGGCCCGGCAGAAGGACCTCAACGAGCTACAGCAGCGCGAGCTCCAGGCCCGGGTGCAGTCGGCGCAGACAGCGGACGAGCGCCTCCGGGCCGAGATCGACCTCGCCGAGTTCCTAGACGCCCTCGCGTGGGAGAGCGTGGAGACAGCCGCCGACGCCGAGGCGCAGAAGATCGACGACCTCGCCTCGCAGTTCGGGCGGGGCGTAATCAGCGCCGAGACGTTTCAGGCGGAGCTCTCGAAGCTCATCGGCGGCGACACCGGCGCAAGCAACGGCCAACAGTTCGGCGAGCGGTGGATCGCCGCGTTCGAGCTGGCCCTCGGCGACGGCTCGGCGCTCCGCACGATCATCAATAACGCTATGGGCGGGCAGACCGGGGCTCAGCCGATCGAAGGCCCCTCCCCCGAGGACACCCCCGAACCCGAGCCGGTGTGGGACCTGAAGAAGTGGACGAGCGAATACAAGAAGTATTCGACCCAGCTCATAAACAAAAACCCCGGATGGTTCGGCAAGGGCAATCGGATCACGCCCGCCGGGGGGCGGCGGATGGCGGAGCTCCTGCGAGCATGGACAGCGCTCCACCCGATGCCCAGGGCGGCACTCGGAGGCATCACCCGCGGGCTCACCATCGCAGGCGAGGCCGGAGCCGAGGCGATCATCCCGCTCACCGGCACCCGCGGCCGGGACTACATGGCCCGCGTGATGGATCAGGTCGGCGGCCGTGGCGCGACTGTCGTCGTGAACGTCGCGGGAAACGAGTTCAGCGCCGAGGAGTTCGCCCGCAAGATCGGCCCCGAGCTTCGTCGGCAGATCGCGCTGACCGGGAGCTACTAGGTGCCCACGGCTACCTACACGGTCGAGATCGACTTCTCGAACCTCACCGGCTCCTCGGCGGTCTACATGGGCGCCGGCGGCACCGCGACCACCTACGCGGGCTCCGCCACCTCCTACACCGCCGCCCAGGCATACGCGAGCAGCGCGACGGCGACGTTCGCGGGGGATTACGACGACGTGACCCTCGACACGACTTCGCTCGAGTGGCAGCGCGGACGCGATGACATAGGCGGACCCATGCGCCCCGGGCAGGCGAAGATCACACTTCAGCGCGTCACGAACGACCCGACCGCGCCCGGGGCCGGCGGCCGTGAGCTCTACAACCCGGCGAGCACCACCTCGCCGCTCTCGCCGTACTACACCGGGAGCACCCCCGCGAAGGTCGAGCCCGGGATAAAGCCGCTCCGCCCGGTGCGGATCACGATGAGCACCGGCGGCACCGCGCGGGTGGAGTTCTTCGGCTACGTCACCTCGTGGCGATACAAGCGCGAGACCGGTGAGGCCGAGATCATCGCCCGCGATGTTCTCTGGAAGCTCTCGAAAAGCCTCCCGGCCGTGACGCAGAACCCCGGCGAGACCACCGCGAGCGCGATCGGGCGCCTGCTCGACGCCGCCGGGTGGACCTCCCCCGATGACCGCTCCCTCAACCCGACGATCCAGGGCGTGAGCGCGGGCGTCGGCCGCACGCTCCCCGCCGGGAGCTTCACCTACGACGGGAGCGAGGAGACCGGCTTCGCAATCGTCGACGACCTGCTCACCGCCTCGCGCGGCGCCGTGTTCTGCGCGGGCGCGGTATTCGTCCACGAGGACTACCCGGCCCGCTCGCTCCGCAAGGCCGCCGACGTGACCCTCACCGACGTCGCGCTCGAATACAACCCGGGCTTCGAGGTCGAGTAGTGGCGATCATCCGGACAAAAACCGTCCTCGTCTCCGGGGCAGTCACGGCGACCGAGTTCGGCACGATCTCCGACGAGCTCACCTACGGGGCGAGCACCACGGGCGCCCCGGTTACGACCTCATTCGTGGGAACGCAATCCACGGCGGACGCCCTCGCGTCGTACCTGGCGAACACCGGCGCGACCGAATCCCCGCTCGTGCGTATTCGGCTCGATAACGACTCCGACGCCCGGCTCGCAATCATGCGCGACCTCGAGCTCGGGCAGCGCGTCATCGCCACCGAGGCCATTACCGGCGCGACCGTGGACGGCTTCGTCGAGCAGCTCACCCACCGGATCACCGAGGGCGGCCTGCGCCACGAGTGCGAGCTCGTGCTCACCGCCCGCACCCGGATGGTGGGCGTCTACTCGCCCGGCACGGACCCGACCGGCGCGACCGTCTACGCACTCTCCGCCTACACGGCGGCCAACCCGGCGGAACCTCCGCCGTATGCGACCTACGGCTTCTAAGGAGGGCCGACCCTATGGCATGGACTAACCCCACGACGCGAAGCGCGGGCGACGCGATCCTCGCAAGCGATCAGAACATCTGGGTAAACAACTTTCGCATGGGACAGCCCGTGTTTACGAACGAGGCCGCTCGTGATGCCGCGCTGACCTCTCCGGAGGAAGGGATGGTCGCGTACCTGACGAGCTCAACCGTGGCGACGGCCACCGGCGCCGTGACTGCTATCCCGAGCGGAGTCACCACGATCTATAACGGCAGCGCGTGGGTATGCAGGACCGAGGTCGGAGGATCGTCGTACACAAGCGGTACAACGACGAGTGGAACGTATGTGACCACACTCACGGGCGACGGCCAGGTAATCAGCGCGACCCTCGTCACAGGTACGACCGCATTCATCACGGGATGGCTAAAGGGAAGCGTGAACGCTGCGGCGACCGTGGCAATAGCGGTTTCAGTTAGTGGTGCAACGACTATCCCCGCCGCCTCGTCAAACTTCGCGGCAACGTTCGCAAGCGCGACGGGTGGCTATCAGTTCTCCATCCCGCTCATGCTGATCGCCACCGGACTCACGGCCGGTACCAATACCTTCACGCTCAACTATGCGACGGCAAACACGCTGACCGCGATTGGTCGCGCGCTCACCGTAAAGGGCATCGCGTGACCACCAGCGACGTCGAGCGCTTGTACCAGGCCCTCGCCGAGATCACCGCCGAGGTTCGCGGGTATCGCGCCGACCTGAATGGGCGACTGAAGGCCCTCGAGCTGGCCGAGGCCCGGCGCGAGGGCATGGGCGCGGGCCGTGGTGGCGTCGGGCGGTTCGTGCTGGCGGTGGCCGCCGTTGCCGCCGCCGTGGGTTCTGTCTGCGGCGCGATCGTGGCGATCCTCTAGGAAGGCGGACCGATGACGTATGGAGAGCGCGCGGCGAGAGCCGCGCTAGCGGAGCTTGCTCGCGGAGTGGTGGAGACACCCCCCGGGAGCAATACATCGCCACGGATTCGGGAGTACCAGGCGGCGACCACGCTCGGCGGCACCGGGTGGCCGTGGTGCTCAGCGTTTCTCGTATGGTGCTGGAGGTCCGCGACCGTGCCCCTCGGACCGATCCCCGCCACCGCCTCGACGTGGGCGCTCGCAGAGGCCGCGCGGAGCACCGGTAACGTGCTCGCCCGTCCGAAGGTCGGCGCCGCGTGGTGCATCCCCGGGGTTCACGTGGAGATGATCGTCGAGGTCGTCTCACTCTCGGCCGCACCCGGGGGCGTCGGCTCCGTCGTTCGCACCGTGGGCGGCAACGTGGACAACGGCGTCCGCTCGCGTATCCGCCGAGTGGGCGACCGCGGCTCCATCGTGCTCGCGCCGCCGGCGATCCGGCTCGAGAAGGACGCGCCCGTGCCCCGCCGGTACTACATCGAGCGCGTGGATGCTCCCGCTCGCCGCCTCGTGGGCCCGTGGCGCTCTAAGGCCGCCCGAGGTCGCGCCCTCTCGCGCCTGCCCGCCCGCGAGCGCGACCGTGCCCGGCTCGTCCGCAAGGGCGGGAAGTTCTACGCCGAGCTCGGGCAGGCCCGCATCCTCGGACCCTGGGCCGACCCGGACTCCCGCGCACGTGCCGCCCGGGCGCTCACGGCCCGCGGCGAGCGCGTCCGCTCATTCTCACGCCCTGCCGTCCGCACCGGCTCCGCCGCCGTGGACGAGCTCGGCCAGACCACCTAAGAAAGAGGCGAACCCATGCAGCCCCGCGTGACCTTCGGACCCTCGTCGTGGATTCTCACCATCGGCGCGGGCCTCGCCGCAATCGGCGCAGGTGTCCAGAGCTACACCGACGCCGGCGGACCCGGCTCGCAGTACCTCGCGGGCCTCTCCGCGATCCTCGCCGCCGTGCTCGCGGTGCTCCGCACCGTGCAGGCGCTCAACCTCAACAAGTTCGGCGACGGCGTGATCGTGGCCGAGGACGACCTGCTCGACGACCTGCCCGCAGAGCCGACCGACGTCGCGCTCGTCGACTAGCGGGGGCACCTAACCGGAGGCGGAACATGGCGGCAAGTAGAAAGCCCTGCCCGTATGGAGCAGACGATCTCAGGGCCGCAATCGTGAAGGCGGGCTCGCTCGATACCTTCGCCTTCAGCATCACCACGAGCCCGAACACCGTTCGGCGCTGGTGCCGGGAGATGGGCGTCGAGACCCGCGTCGGCAACCTCGGGCGGCCTGCCCAGGAGTGCCCGTTTACCTCGGGCGAGGACCTGCTCGCCGCGCTGAACGACGCCGGGAGCCTCGCCGAGCTTGCGACGAAGCGCGGGCACGACCCGCGGACGATCCGGCGATGGATGCGCGACCTCGGCGTCGAGCTCCCCGGTGGTCGCCGCAAGAGCGAGGGCGGCGAGATACTCGAGCGCATGGAGGCCGCCGAGCTGGAGGCGGTGGTCGCCGCGGTCGGGCCCGAGGTGCTCGGCCGGGTGCTGGAGCTTACCCCGGAGTGGATTCGCGCCGAGTGCAAGCGCCGGCAGATCAGCACCGCGCCGGCGGTATCACCACGGGCGCAGATGTTGGCGAAGCGCGTCCGCGAGATGGAGAAGCGCGAGGCCGCCCTCGCAGAGCTGCGCGAGGAGATGCGCCGCGCGGTGGACCAGGCCGCCGCCGAGCCCCCGCCGAAGCTCACGATCAGGACCCCGAAGCCGAAGCGCGAGCGCCGGCCGACCGATGTGATCTGTCACGTCTCCGATTGGCAGTACGGCGAGGCCGTGCACTCGGACACCCCGGGCGGCCACTACTCGCCCGAGGTATTCGAGGAGGAGCGCCTGCCGCGCTACCTCGAGGCCGTGGAGGCGCTGATCCAGAACACCGCGGAGCTGGGACCCATCGCGCGAGTGTGGATCGCCCAGGGTGGCGATGCGGTAGAGGGCCTCGACGTATTCCCGGGCTCCTCGGCCTATCACCAGACCGAGGGGTACGACGCCGGGACTCAGGTCGTCAAGTTCGCGCGGGTGTGGAGCTCGGCCGTCGCGCGGATCGCAACCACCGCGAAGGCGGTCGGCGCCGAGGCTTATGTCGTGAGCGTGGTCGGCAATCACGGCTACCCCTACGGCAAGAAGTCCGGGGCGCTACCGCCCTCGCTGAACTTCGACTACCTCGCCTACGAGCTCATCGCCGGGCACCTGGAGGCGATGCCGAACGCCGGGAACGTGGACTTCTACGATCGCGTCGCGCGTCGCGCGGTCTACTTCGAGACCGTGGGCGGGCTCGTGGCGATGACCCACGGGCAGGAGGACCGGGGCGGCGGGATCGTGGGCGTGCCGATCACCACCGGCTACAGAAACAGCATGAGCGCCCGGCTCTCGCTCTCGACCGGCTCCGAGCCGATAGACCCGATCCTCGAGCTAAAGGGCCACTATCACCGGCCGATGACCCTCACCATCGCCGCCGACCGGATCACCGCGTGGAATGGCGCCTGGATCGGCGCGAATAACCTCAGCGTGGGCCGTGGCGGGGCGAGCTCACCCTCGCAGAACGTCCACGTGGTGCATGAGGAGCACGGCGTCATCGCCACCCACCGCGTGCGGCTCTCCGGCCGGGTGGAGGCCCCGGTCGAGGTGATCCGGTAGCGGTTCCCCTTGCAGCATAAGTAACGAGGGAATAACGTCCCCCCATGAGCAGGGTCCCGGAGAACACCCCCCCCCCCCCCCC